GGGACATGGAAGTAGAGACGGTCGTCGCCCTTGTGGCTGGCTATCAATGGCGTTGGCAAGAGCAACCGTTGGAGGTTCTTGCCTCGGAGAAGGCCTTCCAAGGCCAGTTAGTCAACCGATTGACTAAGGGCGTGTGTCGGGTGTTCGACATCGCCGGCAAGATCGACGGCATCGTTAAGTTGGAGGATGGCAGGATCGCCGTCCTTGAACACAAGCTACAGTCTGACGACCTGGACCCGGGGTCCGATTACTGGCGCCGCTTGCAGATGGACCTCCAAGTATCGTTCTACGTCTATGCGGCCAGGTCCCTAGGATTCAAGGTCGATACGGTCTTATTCGACGTGGCCCGGAAGCCTTCGATCAAGCCGTCTGCTGTTCCTCTGGTAGACGAGGACGGATTCAAGATCGTTCTCGACAAGGACGGGCAGCGGGTGATGACCAAGGACGGGAAGAAGCCTAGGGAGTCGGGAGACACGGCGGCAGGGTACACGTTGCAGGTGCGGCCTATGGCGGCCGACGAGTGGGTCGACCGACTCTTGGAGGACATCGGGAACAGGCCCACTTGGTACTACGCCCGGCAGGAGGTACCCCGTCTCGATCAGGACATTGACGAGATGCGGGACGAGCTTTGGGACCTTCAGAACGTCCTGCGGGACGCTCAAAGGAACGGGCGGTGGTATCGAACCGTCACCCGTGAATGCCCGTTCTGCCCCTACTTTTCGCTCTGTACCTCGAAATACGACCCGCAACGGAGTCTGGTACCGGACGGGTTCACGTTCATTTCAAACAAGCATCCAGAACTGGGAGACATCGATGCCACCAACAGCAGCCCCACCTAAACGACCCGCCCGGCCTGCGCCACCCGCGGCAGCACCCGGAGTTCTTCCGAGCGTCGAGGCCAAGGTGGGCAGGGGAAACCAAAGGACCTCGGAGAAGGTCCTGATCTACGGCGCCGGGAAGATCGGTAAGAGTACCTTGGCGGCGCTTGTGTCCGAGGTCGGACTGAAGCCATGCTTCGTAGACATTGGGGACTCGACAAGTCACTTGGACGTGGATCGGTTCGACCCCAACCCGACCAACTACGCGGAGCTTCGGGCGGCGCTTCAACGGCCTGAGTTCTTCGACCCGTACCAGGTCATTGTGCTGGACGACATGACGACGGCTGAGGAGATGGCCCTAGCCCACGTCCTCTCGACGAAGGTAGTCGACGGTCGACGGGCGGAAGGGATCGAGGACTACGGATGGGCCAAGGGCTACGTCTACGTCTTCGAGGCCTGTCTTGCGATCCTGGCCGATCTGGACGCTCTTGCCCGGCGTGGGAAGCATGTCGTTGTCATATCGCATGTCATGGTCGAGTCAGTCAAGAACCCTGACGGAACCGACTGGCAGCAGTACCAGCCTCGGCTAAGGCAGAACAAGAACGCTCAGTTCCGGTCCCGGTGCCTAGAGTGGGCCTATCACTGTCTTTTCATTTCGATGGACACGTTTGTTGGGAAGGGTGGGAAGGCAACGGGCAGCAGTCGGTCGATTCACACGTCGCCTACGGCTACGCACTGGGCAGGAAGCAGGATGCGGATTCCCGAGGTTATTCCATACCCGGACAACGACGACTACGCGAGGTTTTGGAGACTGTTGTTCGGATTGGTTGAGTAATTCATCTGGCTTGGTTTCAAAAAGGAGTTCTACGTGAGTTCAGGCACACAACCGGTCGATCGAGTCGGTTCGTTCCGCGGCAAGGTCCAGTCTTACAGGGCCGTCGAAGGTAAGGCGTCGAGTGTCTCGATTGCCTTGGAGGTTCTCGTAGAGGACTTTTGGAACGGCGAAGAGTGGGAAAACTGGAGCGAGTACTGCATGGTGGCAGAGGGCATGGTCTGCGTCGTCAAGAACGACAAGACGATCGCGGAGATTGGCGTCCGCGGGCTGATCGAGGCGGCAGGCTGGGACGGCTCGATGATGTCCATCTTCCAGCAGACATGGGAACCGGCGCCCATATCCTTCACGGTGGAGGAGGATTCCTACAAAGGGGAGACCCGTCTGCGGATCGGGTTTATCAACCCGTTCGATCAGATCCCCGGCCGGGCTGCGATGACCGAGGAGAAGGCTAAGGCCTTTGACGCTTCTTACGGCCCTCAGTTGCGGGCCTTCAAGGGCAACGCTACCCGCAACGCTACTCCTCCCTCGGGCAAGCCTGCCAAGCCGCCGAAGGCTAACGGCGGGGCCCCGAAGAAAGAGAAGCAGCCGGTTCTGGGCGAGGACGGAAACCCGATCCCGTTCTGATCTAGCCCATGATCTACAACGGCAAGTGCCCTTACTGCGGAGGGGAGTTAGTCGAGGCCCGGACTCGTCGCTGGCGCAATCAGGACGTACTGGACGAGTCCGGGCCTTTCGTTAAGACCAAGTGTTCGTACTGCAATCGGTTTATCGGGCTTCGTCCTGCCGATCTACGAGCGAGAAGGTCTAAGCAGCAGAAGGCGTTGATAGGTCAGTAGATGGATACATTGGTACGCATCGCCATTGCGTTGGAACGGATTGCCGATAGGTTGGAGTCTGTCCCTCCACCTAAGCCCAAGTCCCTTCCTTCGCCTCCTGCTCGTTTCGATCGCCCTTCCCTCGATGACGTAATCGCCTTTGTGTCGACCAATCGGTTAAGGATCGATGCAGAGGCGTTTTTCGACTACTACCAGGCCAACGGCTGGAAGGTAGGCAAGAACTCCATGAAGGACTGGAGAGCGACGGCAAGAAACTGGGCCAGGAAAGATTGGAATCGCAAGGAAGAATCCCCCAACCCGGAGCCTGCTGATGATTACGCAAGCTAGGAATCTGCCTCTCCCTAAGCCTCCGAAGAAGCCTGCCCCGGTAAACCCCGAAGTCCTCGACCGTGTTCCCCCTCAAGACCTTGACGCGGAACGACAGGTCTTGGGTTCGATGATCCTCAACCCTAAGTGCATCGACCAGGTTGCTTCCGTTCTGACCCCTGAGGATTTCTACCTCGAAGCAAACAAGTCGGTTGCTTCCCACTTGTTCGTTATGTCGGCCGATGAACAGCGTATCGACGTGACACTCCTAGCTGACCGGCTGCGTCGGTTCGGCCAACTGGACGGAAACCCTCCTAAGGGAATTGGAGGCGCCGCCTACTTGGCCGAGTTGATTGGGTCGGTTGGCGTGGTGAGTCACGTCAAACACTACGCGGAGATTGTCCTGAGACATGCCAAGCGCAGGGCGATTATCAACACCTGCACCAGTCTGTTGAAGTCGGTGTGGGATTCGGATGCAGACCCTGAGCAGAACTTGGTTCAGGCCGAGTCGTTGTTGGGCAAGGTGAAGACGGGGAGCGTAGGGCGGGATCCGGTCTCCATGCGGGAAGTGATGGTCGAGTTGGTCAACCGGATCGACACGATCATCGCCAAGAAGGGTACCCTTGGGATTCCTACCGGCCTGGTTGTCTTCGACCGGGAGATAGGCGGGGTATTTGCTGGGGAACTGACCGTGCTTGCTGCCAGGACATCCCAAGGGAAGACCTCGATGGCGCTGCAATGGGCGGCGAAGATGGCAGAGATCGGGAGGAACGTCTACTTCGCTTCCCTGGAAGTCGACAAGGGGGAACTGGGGCTGAAGCGAGTTTGCTCGATCGCCGGCGTCTCGTCGAAGAAGGTAAGGACGGGCGCCATGTCCCAAGCCGATCGGGATGCGATTGTCGATGCCTTGGAGGTTGCGGCTCTACCGAACTTCCATGTTCAGGATTGGCCTGAGCTTCGCCCTACGGACATTCAGCGGGCGGCGAGAAGGTTCAAGGCTGACGTGGTATTCGTGGATTACCTGCAATACCTCAAAGCTCCTGACCTCTTTAAGAAGCGTCACGAACAGGTTGGGGACGTTTCCAAGGGTCTGAAACTCGTTGCCAGGCAGATGGGGATTCCGGTCATTGCCTGCGCCCAGATTGGAAGGCAGGCAGAGCAACGCAAGGATACTCGGCCAAGGTTGGCAGACCTGAGGGAGTCGGGTTCGATAGAACAGGACGCCGATTGCGTTTGTCTTCTATGGCGCCCGGAGGGAGGAGTGTCGGGGAAGAAGGGGACTAGGTACGAAGGGCAGCGGTGGGATGCTGAGTTGGACGTTGCCAAAAACCGTAACGGTCCCACTACCAGGATTCAATTAGACTGGTGCGGCCCGCGGACGGTGTTCAGTTGCCATGGAGAGGACGAACAGGAGGCGAACGGGGAGGCGTTTTAATGCACGACTGTACGTTGAAGGAAGACTACGAGTCGTTGGCTGAAGCCTTTCACGGCATTTTGGGCAGGCTGCTTATGGTGGAGGCTCGTCTTGATTGCCTTGAGAAACTTCTAAGGGAGAAGGAACATGGGGTACGTCAAGAAGAATCGGTGTCCTCGGTGCGGTGCGAAGAAGGTCGTCGTCTCTAAACTCTGCAAGACCTGCCGTGACTTCTTCGCGGGGGAGGACCTGTCGGCTGACGAGGAATGGGAACGCCTGTTTCCTCAATCGTACATCGAGGCAGAGTGCGCCAAGATCCGGTCGAGGAACGCCGTAGAGATGGCACGGTCGACTGGGAGTAATACAAGCGTGGTGGTAGGGGCAATCAGGGTGTTCCACGATACGAGGAGACGGCCGTAATGCCTTACATAGTCGGGATCGATGCCGGGCCTAAGGACTGCTGCCTAGTCGAACTTGGACCGACCGGGGTGGTGAAGGTTGAGACTCAGGTTGTAGCGGAAATCGTATTACAGTCCATCGTAGATGAGGATTGTTTGTGGTACGTCGAGGACTTCGTTCCCTACGGCCAACGCCTAGGCCACGAGTCGATCGCCACCATCAAGGCTATCGGTGTCCTTCAGCACTTCGGGGTTGCTGCAATCGATCGCCCCACAATCAAGCTCCACCTGTGCGGCGTGAAGAACGCCAAGGATGCCGATATCCGGGATGCCCTCATTCATCGGTTTGGGCCAGGGCGGGATGCAGCGGTAGGTACGAAGAAGAACCGGGGCCCGCTGTACGGTGTCTCGGGAAGTCATGCCTGGGCGGCTCTTGCGGTTGCGGTGACAGCCTGGGATCAGGCAGCGGACAAGAAGTAGGTTAATACGCAGGGTTCCCTATTAGGAGACGTTCCATGCCTAGGAAGAAGTCGGAGAAGAAACTGAAGCAGACCCGGATCGAGGGCACCTTCGATCCTATTCCCCAGCCGGTTCAGTTGGCTGCGGATCAGTACGTCGAGGCCAAGAGGGAGGTTGCCTCCTGGCGTGCCGAGATGAACGGCAGAAGGGATCATCTCATCTCCACTATGCGGGAGTACGAGATCAACGAGATCCTGATCGACGACGAGGAGAAGCGGATCATCCTAAGCCAAGAGGACAAGATCCGCATCGGGGCCCGGAAGGAACGGCAGGAGGGCGAGGAAGCGGCTTGATGTTCCTTCCTTGGTTCCTGTGGCCGTTCGTTGAGTTCCTGGCTTGGTTGGCTCTGCCGCCAGTTATTGATACACCGCTACAGGGAATGGCCTCATGCCGGGATGGCAACCCGGACCTTCGCGGAGATCGTCCGCGACAGAAAGCTAGCGGGTACGGTTAGTTACGAAATTGACTGACTGATTCTTGCAGTGAGCGGTGTGGCGTACCGGCCCGCCCTGAGAATAGACCGGACACAATACACCTTCCCCGGCCCTCGGGAGAAAACCTTTTAACAACGTAGGATGGAGACGGGAGCTTTTAGGCAAAACCTAGACCAGGACTCCACCTCGGGCCGGCTGGCTGTCGCCTCCGGTCCGTCCTCCGCGGGCCTGGCGGGTGTGGGGAGACGAGGGGGAATAAGCGATGCGTGAGTTCTGCTACCGATGCCAGAAAACCACCGAGGCCAAGCCGGAACGCAAGGTCGATGTGACCAATTGGCGGTGCGTCGAATGCGACTGGATCGTCGATCAGGACTTCATAGACGATGACGCCTACATGCCATTGGATCCAGGCGACTACTGCCCGACGTGCGGCGGTGAAGGAGTGGCCGAGTACAACGACTGCCCGGAGGCGTGGGGTGAGGATTGCCCCAGCGAAGCAAACCACCTGATCACGTGCCCGAACTGCGGAGGCAGCGGACGGGCGAAAGATTGCGAGGTGCTCTGATGACCTACGAGGAAGCGGTGAAGCTACTGCGGGAGTGGGACGCCCAGATCCTTTGCCCACGGCCCTCGCCGTTTGCGGAGGTGCTGGAGGCGGTGGAGCGCCAAAGGGATGCGGCCGCATCCAACGTCGCGCGGTGGATGGGGACGGCCGAGGTAGAACACGGCCGGGTGCTGGCTCTCCAGGCCGAGGTCGAGCGGCTGCGGCAGATCGTATCACTCGCAAAGATGCTGATCCAGCCAACCGTCACGAGCGGCCCGATCCTCGAAGGGCACCAGTCGCACCGGGAGGCATTACTCCACGCCGTGCGCGGCATGGCGTTCACCGATCCACGGGAAGCCTTTTTAGAGCGACTGCTAGTCGAAGGGGATGAACACGCCCGCCTTCGGGCGGCCCACGAGCAACAGATCGTCGAGATGATCCAGCGGGCCGGCGACCGCGAGCAGGAGATCGAGCGGTTACGAAAGGAGGTCGAGCGGCTGCGGGCGGTGCTAGAAAAGATCGCTCTCGGAGGATCGGTGCCGGGGGCGCACCCGGACTACATGGACGACCATGACATGGTGGAAGCCGCCATGAACGCATTAGCCGAGGCGGCGGGAGGGGAGGCGTGATGGCAGACTGTAAATGCGGAAATGAACTGCGATTCATTACGCAATCCTCCAGGGGATTGCTGATCTATTGGTGCGAACGCTGCGGACGTCTGTATTTGTTGGCCTCGTGTACTGAGGATCATTGGAAGACCCCGCGACTAGTTGAACAGCGAGCCGAGGCGGCGGGAGGAACCGATGACTAGCTTGATTCTGACGGACGTTGAGCTGATCGAACACGAAGACCTAATCGTCTACTGGCTCGGGGACGACACCAAGGAGGACCAGATCGGCGTGGCCTTCCGCCCCTGCGTTGCCAACATCGCCAACCAAGGGGCTGCCGAATCGGTCGCGCTGTCGCTGTCGCTGGCGAACGACATGGTGGATCAATCGACCACCACCGACGCCGAATACCAGCGCGGCTACAAGGCGGGTTTCGACCGAGTGACGGACGAGGCAAAGCCCTACCTGGACAACCTAAAGGCCCAGGTGGCCGAGTGGGAATCTCTCTACGCGAAGGCGTCCAAAGCAAATGTCTCGCTGTGCGAGGAGAACCGGACGCTGAGAGAAAGGCTGGCATCCGACTTGGTCGCCCTGGACCGCTGGAAGCTGGCAGTCGTTGAGGCCGACAGCGAACTGTCCGCGTATGCCGCTGGTCGCCCGCTCGACAAGGAGACTGCCCTGCGAGTCTCGGGAGTGTGCCGCGCCGCGTACAAGGAGATCGTGGACAAGATGCTAGGCCGGGGCGAGGCCGCCGAGGCGGCGGGAGGGGCCAGTGGGTAAGCACATTGTAAATGTAAGCGGAGGAATGGCGTCGGCTGTCGCTCTGTTTCGTGTCGTGGAGCGTTTCGGGCCTGCGGACGTTTTGGCCGTGTTCGCTGACACTCGGAGTGAAGATGCCGATCTGTACCGCTTCGTGGACGAAGTGGAGATGGTGTCCGGTATTCGGATTTCCCGGTTGAGCGACGGGCGTGATGTTTGGGATGTGTTCATGGAGTCAGCGCTTTTTACGACGATGGGAGGAGGATGCAAAGCGTCATGGGAGTTGAAGAAGGTGCCATTGAGTCGCTTTGCCCAGGAGCACGCCACACCCACCGGCGATCTATTCGATGGGCCGGCTACGATATACGTGGGCTTCGATGCGGAAGAAGTAAGGCGGCAGGACGACCTGCGCCGTGCCTTGCATCCATGGACGGTCGAATATCCGTTGACTTGGCGTCCGGTTCTCACGCGATGCGAACTGGCCGCCGATCTCCGCTCCCGTGGGATTGAGCCACCTAGACTCTACAGCAAGGGATACAAGCACAACAACTGTGGCGGCAAGTGCATCTTGGCTGGGATCAAACAATGGGCCGGGGTTCTCGAAGACGATCCCGAGGGGTTTGCATACTTCAGTCGGCGAGAGCAAGAGTTTCTCGCGGAACTTCGCCACAGGGGTAGACCGGAAATTACTATTCTCAAGGATCGGCGTGGAGGCGTGGTGCGCAACCTGTCGCTGCAACAATTGCGCGACGAACTAGAGTCGGGCGAGAGGACACCTACCGATTCATGGCGAGAATCCACCTGTTCGTGTATGGGTGTTCCGCTTTTAGCCACTGAGGCGGCGGGAGGGGAGGAGTGACTGACCCTAACATGAACGATGTTTTTTGCGACGTTGACGGCGATACCTTGTTTCGCGGAATGTTGGCTAGGCTTGAAGTTATGGAGATGATGGGGAAAAAGTTTGCGGGAGAGTACCGGGACAAGGTTGCGAGTTCCTTGCTTCAGGCGAGTTTAACGCTGATCCCATCCGATCATCTGCTAGACCATCAGTTTGTTGTGTCGAGGAAGGTCTACGAGGCGGCAAAGCGTATTGCAGAAGGCAGGTCGTAGACCAATTCGCCCAACGGAAGTACGGGCGGTTAATCGGTGCCTCTTCCGGCACGGGAGGGCCGGGAGAGGCGAGGGGAGATATTAGATGGGATTGACGTTGAGGATGGTCAAGGAGTTCTGCTTGGAGTGCAGCGGCGGGGACCGGAAGGCTGTCTTCTACTGCGTCAGTCCCAGTTGCATCTGGTGGCCGTACCGTACCGGCATGTCTCCAGAAGCCCTCCGAAAGAAGTACGGGGAGAAGTTTACAGATCCCAAGCAGATTTCTCCCCACAATGTCTCCATTGAAGACCTACCTATGCCGAGACCCTTGAAACCCTCAAGCGATTCCTTGAAGGATGAGGCGGCGTATGCTAGGGCAGCTAAGATGAGGCAGGGGCTAGAGAAGTGGAAATCTCTAAGGAAATCCACAGAGAGTTAGAGATTCCCGGGCATGTCTGGGTCCATGCCCGGGCTCCTGCGCCCCACAACCTACGCCATTCCCTCCCTGTGGAGGATGGCGGAAACGAGTCGATGGCAACCTTGCCATGTCTTCCCCCTCCTGGGGTGCCCTTCGGTGTCCAAGACGGACACAATCTGCCGGTAGGATTTACCCTCTGTTCGGAGGGTCTTCATCCGGGCAACGGTGCCCTGTTCCTGGTCGTCGGGTTCGATCCTGCTTGGGTCGTCGGCCTTAGTCTTGAACCCAAAGGGGATTCGGTCGAGTCGCCCCATCCTGCGCCCGGCCGACTGATGCCGGCGCATGGCGTCCGAGGTCCTCTCGACAAGCTGTTCCCTCTCAAGGGTTGCCAAGGCCGCGGTCAAGACGAAGAAGAACCGGCCCCAAGGTGACGACGTATCGATCCGTTCATGCAGGGAAGCGAGGTCGGCCTTCTTCGCGGCCAGGTGTTCGGAGATTCCGATAGCATCTTTGGTGTTCCTAGCAAGCCGGCTTAGGGAATAGACCGCTAGGATCGCCTTCGCCTTGCAGGCATGACGGATTGCTTGGTCAAGGCCGGGGCGCCCGTTCATGCTCTTCCCGGATGCTTCCTCGTCCTGGTACTCTCCGATGATCTCCAGCCCCATAGCTGATGCCCAAGAGCGAAGCCGTTCAAGCTGAGTCTGGATAGACTCGCAGTCGGCTGCGTTGGGTCTTGGTGAATACCTTGCGTAAAGGACCGTGCATTTGCTTGTCTTCATGGTTACGGTTCTCTGCCGGGGTGGGGAGGGTCAGTTGCTCTTGCCTTCGAGCAAGTCGGCAACCTGCCGGCAGTAGTCCGCGTCTGCCTTGGGCAAGCACTGTTGGAACTTCCCATTGCGAAGCCACCGAGCCGCCGCTTGAATCTCAGCTAGGTCAATCTGCATCTCCCCGGCCCGGTGCCGAACATGCTCGGCGCATTCCTCGGGGGGCGTGAGTTCCGCATGGGTCGCCCATTGCGTAACACAGTCGATTACGGCGTTTACCTTGGAGTCAAAATCGCTGGTCACGGTTCGTCTCCTGTGCTAATGATATTGCCCCAGAATGTCTCCGGTCGATTGTCACAGGCTGGAGGCCTGCTGATAGACTTCGTTCATCTTGGTTTGGGATTCGTCCCTGAAACCTAGTTCCTTCGCGCATGTGCCCGGGGAGCAGACCGTCAGGCCGCGGTCGTGGCGTTCGATCGTCCAACCTTCGAGGCCGTCGATATGGGCAGTGATTTCATCTTCCTCGGCCCAGTAATCGAAATACTCCCGAACAGAACAAGCTCCCCATGCCCATTGTGCAATCTGGATATCCCATTTCTCAGGTTTGTCGGAATACCATTCCGTGTAAGCGTTGGTATGGGTCCAGTAAACGTCTAGGTTGTCATGGATCGTATGGCCCATTGCGCGGTATTCCGTCCCTTCTGGGATAGCACAATCGTCGCTCATCTCTATGAGGCCATCTATTACCTGGTCGCGTATGCAGTGTCCGTCGTTGTCGTCTCCTGCAACGTCGATACACAGGCTGGTAATGTCGTTTGCATATTTGGTGTACTGCGACAGTTTCCATAGGGACAGAACAAGGTAACGGCGCAGCGATTGGTGACTGGTCATGTCTGTGTCTCCTGATACTGGGGCGCATCGCCCCACAATGAAGGAACAAGGGTAGGTTGACGGTACTACGCTCTGGCCCCGCAGGGCCAATCCCTCCCCGGGGAGTCCCGGGGAGGGGGAGGGGGAAGGGTAGGGGGCTAGGCTTTGACGATTCCTTTGGCAGTTCGTTTGAACCACCCTCCCTGATGCCACCAGGTTTCGCAGCGTGTGCGGGGTTTGGGGATTGGGGTCTGTTCAACGTGGATAGGCTTGGTCGAGCCGCCGTTTGTCAGGACAAAGGGAACCCTGCGGATGAAGCCCCAGCGGTCAATCCGCTCTGAGGCCGACAGATAGAACGGTGCGTCTGACCATCCGTGGTCAAGTTGACACCCAAGATACTCCCGCCATTGGGCGAGCGTCTCGTTGCAAATAGGCCAGTAAAGGTGGACCATTACCGGCTCCGTCCAAGAGGGTTCGGATGCGATTACGCATAGCTTGCCGCTATGCTGGCCGAGTTTGTAGGTTGCCATGGGGTCGACTCCTGGTCTTGCGTGTAATGTCGGGTCGTTCGGCCGGCTTGAAGATTGCGATAGCTTCCCATTGTTGAGCACCAAAGGCGTGTCCACAGGACGCTAGTAGAAGCCCGTCTTCGGTAACACCTGAGATGATTACGGCCCGTTTGCAGTCTGGGCAGATTCCTCCGTCTCCTAAGAAGTAGAGTTTCATATCGGGTCTCCAATTCCTCGGGGGTGGGCTAGGGGGTCGCGTTGTGGATAGCGGAATAGAGTCTGATCCGGCGCTCTGAGTCAATCAGGTCTATCCGGGAGTCGTTCGCTATCTCCTGGCATATCGCTAGAAGGTCCGGTGCGGCTGCGATAAGCCGGGCGTTTGCCTCCCTCTCGTCGTCGTTCACTCGCCCCTCGGTGCCTCCGAAGGGGAAGCGGAGCGAACAGATAAAGCTGCCGGTCTCTGACCAGACGGCGTAGGTGTCGTGGTCGGGCGGCGATGTGCCGTTGCCGTGCCAAGGTCCGGGGGTGTGCATAGGAGGTCTCCTGGTTGGGGTGGTGGTGGGTGGTTAACGGTCTCGTAGTGCGCGCTTCAGCGCTTCATTCTCTTTGGAAAGGCCAGTGCAAATCTTGCGAAACAGGTCACACAAGCGGCGCGTGTCGTCGTGGTCCTTCCGCTCTACGGTCAAGGCTGCCTGTACCGTGCGGAATCTCCTTGCCGCGCGGTCAAGCTCTTGGCGGTAGCCTAAGCATGCGCGGTTTTCCAGTTGTTCAAATCTGGCTTGGAGTTCGTAGAGGTTCATAGTAGGTGGTGGGTGGTGGGTGGTCTTACTTCTTGCCTGTCCAGTATTCCATACGATCGTCCCAGAGGCGGGTTGTACTGCTTACCTTCCAACCTCCGTATCGGTTCGTTCCGAGGTAGTTACCGCCTCCCATCGAATAGTTTTCGCGCTGCTCGTAGGATTCCCCCTCGATGTGCCAGCGAAAGTTACCGGCCTTCCCGTCAAAATTGATCTGATGGGGTTCTCCCTGTTGGGCAATAAAGGCCTCTGCCTCGGCTCTGGTGGGTAATACGGCGTCTTGTTCTAGGTCCTGATGCCAGTGCGAGTGAGTACCCTTCCAGTATGCCCTGCCGTTACTCGTAATGTCGTCTCCAACTACTACCCGAGGGCGAAAGATGTCTTTCCCTGGTCCCATGTGTGCGGTCGGTGGGAAAGCTCCTGCGGCGGTTCTCAGTTGTCGGAAGTTCTCCCGCTTTCCCTTACCGAAGCCGATAACAACCCGTCGCGCTGTCCTGCCTCCAAAGTAGTCTGTCTGGATGTCCGATTCGTCAACGCAGTATTCAGCAATAATGATTCTGTCTGCTCCTGCCTCAATGCGTTTCTGTTCGATCTGCTCCTTCGTCAATACGGGCAGTTGTCCCTGGTCGTTGTAGGCGCGTGCGGTCTGCTCTGCTCGGTGCGCCTTGCGTTGTTCCCCGTCTTGCCATTGCCTCGCCCTTACTTCCAGTGCGTGGATGGCATGGATAAGCTGCGTCTGGTCTCCTGATTCGACACCGGGAGCGATAAACCCTCGCCCGTCGTTGGCTACCATGTTGTAGGCAATTGGTCCCCAGTGGTCGGATATCATGTCCTGATTGCCTGAGAGGTAGTCTAGCGCTGCCTCCTCGATTTCCTCGGTCGTGCATGGTTCCATTAGGTCGCCATACTGGGAGGAATAGGCCCCCGCGTTCCCGCTACTGGCGATAAAGGCCATTCGACACAGGTCGGGCAGTTGTCCCGCTTTCAGTTGCTTTAGGCAAATTGCCACGAAGCAACCAAGCTCCCTTGCGTTCAGTGGTGCTACTGACATTAGACGTGCCTCCATGGGTTGTGGTGGTGTACACGGCCCCTCCGTTCCGCCGTCGCCTGAGGCGGGCGGGGCGGAGAGGTCGGGGCTAGGCTACTTGGTAGGCGCTGCCGTGGTTCGCTCCTCCACAGCTACATTCGCAGCTATGACCCGTCGCGTGGGTACATCGTTTGTCGCATGGGCAATGGTCAACCTGTCGTCCGTCAATCCGTTTCCCGTGCAGTAGTGAGGGATTGCCGCAATCGCATTTGAGGCCGGGATAGTAGAGCGTCTCAGTTCGGGAGAATCTTCCGCCGTCAATCGAATACTCGTGATAGGTGCGGCGCAAGTACCATTCGGGATGCTCGTTGTCTATCGCGCGATGGGATACCTGGTAGGTCTTGCGATAGGTACGTTTGCACTGTCGGCATTTGTAGAGCACGTAGTGAGGTCGTGGTGGGTGTTCGTAGGTCTTCACCGGATGTGTCTCCTGTTAGGGTTCGGCTACTCAGTGACGATCTGGCCGTTTGCCAGTTTGTATCGGTACACTGCCGGGCGGATTGCCTCGTAATCGCCGTTGTTCCATACGATGTATGAACCCTGGCGTTTGCCTACCCTGGCCCCTCGGGATGCCCACCAGCGGGCAAGGGCAGCGGGGCTAACATGGTCAAAAGCTCCCGGCTCTTTGTCAGGGGATGCAAGGCTAGCTTTCGCCAAGCAAGCCACGCCGTGGAAGCCGGAATCCGGTTCGTTGCAGAATGTATTTAGTAGAAAGCTGTCTTTTGTTACGTGGTCGGCCAGTCGGTCAACCTCGTCTTCAGTCAACCGAGGGTCGCAAAGCGGGGAGGAAACAGCCAGTCCTGGCCGGGTCTCAAGAACGGCCTTCTTGTCAATGACGAAGCCTCCTTCGGCAAGATCGCCGTAATAGCATGACAAGCGGCTGTCATACATTGAAATAGTGTAGGTGTTGCCGTCGTGGTGCAGTCCGTGACCATGACAGCCACCTAAGCCGCGCTCTAGCGTTTGCAGTTCCGGGTTGTAGTTGTCGCATGACATGGTGTGTGCCTCCGTTAAGAGTGGGTTGACCTGCCGGCCCGGCGCCCCGCAGGGCAGCGGGCGGGCCCTCCTGGCCCTGGGATCAGCGTTGGCAGATAGTGTTGGTTAGGCTGCACAGAATGACCATTTGGTCGGCGGTGATGGTGGGCATAAAGCCGCCGCACAGAAGCCAGTCGGTTAGGTCCTGGGAAGCGGCGAGAGCCTCCTCCCAGTCTCCTTCCTGGATTGCGTCAATCAAGCGTGCCAAGGTTGCGTTGGGGTCCATCGGTCAGGTCCTTTAGCGATTGAGGGTGCAGCGGAGGGTATCAATCCAGGTGCGGTTGGTTGCGTGCGTGAGGATAGCAGCCGGGATTGCCTGGGTGCGTCCGTAGCGGTTGCGGACGAAGAAACCCCAAGTATCGGGGCGTTCGTGGGTGTTGGTCGGGTTTGCTTTGACGGCGACTACCCGATACCTGAACCCAAGTCGCTCTATCAGTCGTGCCCTGTTCTCGAAGCGGCGGGTTAACCCGCGATACAGTTGATTGAGCGTCGGTTGGTTCATCGCTCCCCTCTCTGTGTTCAAGGTCGTTTGTAAAGCCCTCTATACATAGGGAGCGTTTAGACTAAAAATCCGTCAGGGGGGGACGGGAAACGCGGCAGTTCCTGCAAAACACCCCGTACAAAATACCTCGAAATAAGGGCGGGGGGTGTTTGCAGGTAGTACATACCATCGGAAGGGTAAATGGTAAACTGGGAGGGCAAAAGGCGTGTCAGGATGGCAACTAGCTAATAGGTGTGTGCAAGGGCGGGAAGAGGGGCGGTGACAGGGGCTAGGCTTAGGGCGATTTGACAGGCTGCCCAAAGTGAAGAGAGAATATTGGACATGACCGCTAAGCGGCGCCGAGTCGAAGTTCGGCGGGAAAGCCTGCCTCCCATTAAAGCTCTGATGCGAACCTGGCAGGCCTTGGAAGGGAAACCTCGGCGGGAGTCGAGGCCAAGCAAACCTGGTAGCGAGCACCGTCTAAAGCCCAATCCGCTAGCCTGAGAATCGCAAGAGTCACCAGCTAGCGTATCCCTTCCTTGTAAGGTTCCCTTTCTCTTAGGGGGAACCTACGGAGGGGGCGCATCGCGCAGCGAAGCAAGCGATGCTCTTCCCGTCTTGCCCGGTCGACTGCGACCAGTTCCCTTGTCGCAGTACTTCTTACCTGAAAGTCGATGATGCATTCACCCCCTCGACTAGAGGCGAATCCCGGTAGGGAGGCGGGCGGAGGGCAGTACCCCTATCGCTTGCGCTATGACGTAGCATGTAAGGGCGTGCATCGATCGTTCTCTACCTCTCTAGCGTGCAAGGTCGACGTTGCAACGGTTTGTGACCAGTGGTTTGTGTGTCTAACCGTTCCCTTAACCCTAGCGCTTGTGCCCTGATTTCTAGGGTTCTAAGGCCTGTTGCAGCGACTAGGCCGGCGCCCTTGCCCGGAAACTGACCCGGACCCCCTGGGGCTGGCGCGCCGAACCGGTACCGGTACCTCCCTTAGAACTGATGCAAAAATCGGGTGTTAAGATAGGTAACGGTACACGGTATTACTTTTCTTCGGTTCTGGGATCTGTTACTTGTTGGCTTCATGGTTAAGGGACAGGGAAGGTCAACATCTACCTGTAACTAGTAACTAGGGGAAGGAGACTGGGGAATGAGCATAACGGCGTTGAAGGAGACGCATCGGATTGTGAAGACGGTCGTACTGGACGGGGACGATCCTGAGGTCTTCTGTGCGGCGTTGCATCCGTTGGGAGAGGGCAGGGAGTTGTTGCGGGCGATGCTCAGGGAACGGGGGATCGACTTGGACCGTCCGTACAAGTTTTGGAGGAGTACGGCACGGCCGACTGCGTTAATGTACGAGCAAGAGGTTGAGGTACAGGTGTAGGTATGACGCGACTTCCGAGGCCGCCTGAGAAGCCGAAGAGTCCTCCGCGGGTGGAGAAGCCGCCGGTCCCGGAGGAGACGAGCGAGGAGCGGGAGTACGGCAGGGTTTCGATTCCGAGGGAATGGGGGGAGTTACCGTCGAGTGCGCCTTACGAGCAGGAGGTCGACTGGGTTTATCAGAACTTTTCGCTTGTCGTAGTGGAGACCAAGACGAGTCCCGGGTACAAGCTGAAGCTGGGCAGGGCAAAGGGACCGGCGCCGAGTCAAGGGACGATCGGGCTGTTGCAATGGGCGGCGGGGAATCGGAACTCGTTCTTCAAGGACGTGGTTCCGAAGGTGAAGAAGGGTGTGGAGGAGGACGACACGGAGTTAGTCAAGCGGGAGAGAAAGAGTATTGCCGAGATCAAAGCGATGCTAGAGCGGTTCAAGGAGTAGTCGGGACGAAGATGTCAGACCTGCGGTACTTTATCGCGATAACGGGGAGGAGCGGGTCGACTTGGCTTTGCCGGTTGTTGCAGGAGACGGGGTTGGCGGGAGAGCCTGACGAGTTGCCGAGGAAGGGAGCGGGATGGGAAGGGATTCTCAAGCGTCGGCCGGTAGCGGTCAAGTTGCCGATTCGGACGATGCGGAGGGTGTACGAACTAGATCCTTCGGTCGTCGAGGCTAGGTATGTTCGACTGGAGCGTGAGGACAAACGAAGGCAGGCGATCAGCTATTACCGAGCAAGGGTCAGCAACGTCTATCACTTCTTCCAGGGAAAGGGCAGGGTTGCGAGGGCAGAGGCGAAGCATCGGAGGGTGGAGTTCAACCCGGTCGGTATCCTCAGGATGTACCGGGCTATTTTGCGTCAGGAAGAGGCCTGGGAGCGGTGGCTAGGGGAGAAGGGGATTGAACCGTACCGGCTGACCTACGAGCGATTGACGGAAGATCCTTTGCGGGAGGTCAACGGGATTCTCGGGTTTTTAGGTGTCGGGACCTACGCCGGTTTCTTCTCGCAGTCGATGCGGATCTTGCGGGACGAGATAACGGAGGAGTGGGTCGAGAGGATGCAGGGGAGATGGTGACGCGGGAAGGTCGCAAGGTTGTGTCGGGTGCCGATGCCGGATGGCCGGATGTTCATGTCAGCAAGTGGAGGAGGAAGGGCCGGGAAGCGAGGAGGGAGTTCAACGCTACGGGGAAGGTGTCGGAGTCGAACGAATGTCCTTACTCGGGAGACTGGCGTGCGGAATGGTGGCTGGGCTGGTACGACGTGCAGTTGGAGCGGTTCTACAGGAAGAGTAAACAGCCTTGACGCCCTTCTTCGAGTACATTCCGAAGAACATCAAGAAGAACCTTCAGTGGCGGGTTCGGGTCCGGGAAGCGGCCCTTCACGACAAGGAAGTACAGCGCACGATCTACGACGGGTGCATGGAAGACGTTCTTCTGTTCTTCAACCTCTTCGGATGGTGCTTCGAGCCGAGAGGTAAGGACAAGATCCGGCCGTTTGTCACCTGGCCGCATCAGGATCCGGTAATCGTCGCTATGGATCAGGCGATTACCGACTCGGAGGCCAACGAGGAACCGATCGACGTTCTCGTGAACAAGAGTCGCGGTCAGGGTGCGACATGGATGTACATTCTGGTCTTCCTGCGGCGATGGCTTAGGGATCCGCTGTTCTCCTGCGGCTTGGTTACGAGGAACGAGGCGCTTGTCGATTCGCTCCGGGACCCCGATACGCTCATCTGGAAGTTCGATTGGGCATTAAGGCGTCTGCCTTACTGGATGCTTCCCGTAGGCTACGACTTCAACAAGCACCGGAGTCTGTCCGATCATACCGTTACCAATCCCGAGAACGGGTCGACGCTTATCGGTTACGCCGCCAACAAGGACGTAGGACGCGGGGGACGGAAGACGGCCTATGCAATTGACGAGCTTGGCGCCAAAGACTTCATCTCAGGCGGCAAGGACTACGACGTACTGGATTCCACGCAGCATGTGACCAACTGCCGCATCATTCCCAGCACGTTCGGAGGAGACGTAGGTGCCTTCTACGAGATGGTCAACGATCCGGGCAATGCACGATTGCTGGTTCTTGACTGGAAGGATAATCCGACGCAAAACCGTGGTGCATACGTGCAGCGGCAGGGCATTCTCATTCCCTCGAATCCCTACGAAGGCCCGGAGGTCACCCGGTACGCCAAAGAAGCTGCATCTACCCTGAAGAAACTGGAACGCCGCGGGTATCAGGTCGAAGGGCGGTTTCGGTCTCCTTGGTACGATTCCCAGTGCCTTCGGCCTGGTGCTACGCCGCGGTCGATTGCCAAGGAACTCGATCGGGATCCCCGTGGCGCCGTAGGTAAGGTATTCGATGTTGAAGTACTCGACCGGATGAAGGAGGAGTGCTGTAAGCCGCACCTGTGGCAAGGGAAACTGATCTACGACACCGAGACGATGGAACTCAAGGGTCTGATTTCTCAGGAGAACGGGCCGCTGAAACTCTGGTTCCGGCCGGGGATCGACAATTCTCCTCCTCAGGCCGAGTACTGCACGGGCCACGACATTTCCGCCGGCGGGACGGGTGATTACTCGTCGAACTCGACCATCTGTGCGATCGATCGGAGGACCGGGGAACAGGTTGCCGAGTTTGCGGTAATGGGAATGCAGGCGATCAAGTTTGCCCGGCTGGCCGTCGCTATGGCGAAGTGGTTCTTCAACGCCTTCATGGCGTGGGAGGCGTCGGGTCCCACGGGCATCACCTTCGGCAAGACCGTCCTCGAAGAGATCGGCTACAGCAACGTCTACTACCGGGATGTCGAAGAGGTAGGGAACCGGGCAAAGAGCCGAAAAGCGGGGTGGTGGAACGGTTCAGACGAGGATAAAGGCGAACTTTTCGAGACGCTTTCGATCGGCATGGAGGAGGGAAAGTTTATTCCCCGATCGGAGGAGTTGATACGGGAGTGTTCGGAGTACGAATGGGACAACGGGAAGATCGTCCACAGGCCCAGCCAGGTCAAGAAAACAGCGGGTCGGGCGCACGGCGACAGGTGCATCGGAGCGGGCGTAGCATGGTTGGGATTCCTCGATCGGCCCTTAGACGCATTTGACAGTAATCCAGAATACGAACATAATCCCCCCTATGGGAGTTTAGCTTGGCTTCACAGAAGGGAAGAGCGGCAGAAGGCGGATTGGTCGGATGAAAGGCCTCAACCTTGCCTTGCAGATGTGATTGCATGATCCGGCCCCTGATGGAACCGGCAGAGTACGAGGCGATCAGTCATCTACTTACTTCTGACATGGTGGTGATGGAATGGGGATCGGGAGCAAGCACAATCCGATTCTCGCCGCTGGTGAAGAAGTATTGTTCCCTGGAACACAAGCCGGGATGGTTCCGAAGGGTTCGGCCTCAGGTGGCGGGAACGGCGGATTACCGCGTTGTTCCCTGTGCCCAAGGGCAGTACGAGCCTTATGTGAAGGCCGTCGCGGACTTCGGAGAGAAGTTCGACCTGGTTCTGATCGACGGGCGGTCCCGGGTAGCGTGTGCCAGGGAAGTCATCCCGTTCCTGAAACCGAGGCACCTGGTCCTGTTGCACGACTGTCAGAGGCGGCGTTACCGACCGATTTTGCAGTGGTACCGGCAGGTTGACCGGTTGGATTTCACGGCATTCTTGGAGTTGCGGACGTGATTCGACCGCTGATGGACGCCGAGGAATACAAGCTCATCGATGAGGTTGTTGGCCCGTCGACGGTCATGCTGGAATGGGGATCCGGTCACAGCACCGTCCGATACGCATCGAGGGTCAACCGGCTTTGCAGCGTCGAACACAACCCGAAGTGGTACGAGAAGGTCAAGGCCGAGGTTTCCAAGTCGGACGATTACCGTCTGGTCCCTGCTCCGAACAGGAACTACACGGCCTACGTCGAAGCGGTCAAGTTCTTTGGGACGAAGTTCAGCGTTGTCCTCGTTGACGGACACGCTCGTCTCCAATGCCTTTTGGAAGTAATCCCATGGCTAGCCGACCAGCACGTCGTCTTTTTACACGACTACAACGGCCTGTACTACAAACCGGCCTTGAAGGAGTTCCGGTTGATCGACAAGGTGGGATGGCTGGCGGTGTTGGACCTGAAGCGACGGGGGAAGGGATGATTGCCGGGAATCAGCCGCCGAAGATTGAGAGTAAGCCGGCGATCGTCATTCCCGGTGCCAGCACGCTGTTTATCTTCTTGCCTCAGGACGACCTGACTCAACTGGAACTTGCGGAATGTCTGAAACTCCTGATGCTGGCTCCCGTAGCGGTCGCTACGCAACGTCCGATCAACGGTGCCGAGTCGATCTACGACAAACTAAGCGACGGTGCCAAACGGCATTTCAAGGCCTCTAAGGTTAGTCCAATCCAGGTAGCAGGGCAGATGCCGCCTGGTCGATAACCGCTATTTGACAACACACCCCGGGAACTCTACCGACTGACCGGCCAGTCGGCGGTAGGGGGACCAAGACTTTTGAGCCAGCCATGCAGGGCTGCATACCTGCGTGCGCTGGCTTTTTTCGTTTCTTGGTCTCCCGGCGGATACAAGGTGTCGAACCATGATCGACTTGGTAGACAAGACGAAGCGGGGTCGCTTGATGAAAGCGATCAAGACCTCTCGGGAGGCTCTCGATCCGTTTCGGAAGGTCCGTGCCGAGTTGATTAAGGACCATTGCGGGTCCTGGTACTCGACCAAAGGGGCGAGGATGAAGACCCTCCTGCCCCTGATGTCGCAGACGGCGAAGATTTACTCTGTCGCCCTTGCGGCCAACAACCCCAAGGTCCACGTCTCCTCCCCGAACCCGGACTACCTGCATTTTGCCCGGCGTTTCGAGGTCAACCTGAATAAGTTGATCTCCGACATGGAGTTGGACGGGACGTTCCGGGCAATCGTTCTGGACGCTTTCTTCTGCATCGGGGTCGCCTGCGTGATGATGCGGGACACCGATACCCGCTTTCACGGGCTTCTGGAGTCGGAAGAGGACGTTTGGCTTGACCCGGGGGAACCGTGGCTACAGCGGATCAGCGTCGACAACCTGATCCTCGACATGAGTGCCGCGGAACTCTCGAAGATGCGGTACTGCGGGCATATCTACCGGGCAGACTTCGAGAAGGTCAAGGAGGAACCGGGCTACGACAAGAAGGTTCGCAAGCAGCTTACTCCGACCTCGAAGAACGCCATCGACACGGTAGATATGGCCCGGGACATCGCCTCGGGCGGGACCGTCGACGACGACGAACTGAAGCCGATGCTCTGGCTGATGGACGTTTGGGTTCCCGAGAACAAGTCAATTGCGACCTTCGCTTACAACACCGACTTGGAACCGTTGATCGAACGGGAGTGGAAAGGTTCTCAGGGCGGGCCGTACAAGTTCCTCTCTCTGGGACTTGTTCCCGACAACGTAATGCCGATCTCCCCGGCTGCTTCTCTCAAAGGCCTACATGACCTCATCAACCGGCAGTTCCGTCGCATGGAATCCGACATGGATGCCCAAAAGACGGTCAATTGCTACCCGCCGGGGTCGGCCGACGAGGCTGAGGCGCTTCGCACGGCCAAGCGTAACGCTTGGATTAAGTTGCGGGATCCCAAGAGCATCACTCAGGTCAAGTTGGGCGGGGTCGATCCGAACATCCAGTCCTTCTCCCTGTTCGCGCAAGAGGAGTTCGATCGGTACGCCGGCAATCTCCGGGCGATGGGAGGACTTGGGGCCCAGGCCGGGACGCTGGGACAGGAAGAGATCGTTCAGGGGAACGTATCGAGGATCGAGGCCAACATGCAGCAGGGCGTAGTCGGCTTTGCTGCGGAGTGCATCTACGACCTCGGCTACCTGATGTGGAACGACGAAAACCTGCGGGTCCAGTCGTCCGCTCCGTTCGCGGGCACTTCGATCGAGGTCGACACGTCTTGGGAACCTGACTACCGGGTCGGAGACTTCGAGGACTACGGGTTCCGGGTGGAACCCTACTCGATGGTCTACAAGACGCCGCGGCAAAAACTCGACGAGTTGTTTGCCGTACTGAACCAGTTGGCCCCGATGTGGCCGATGTTCCAGGCCTCTGGGGCAACCTTGGACGCCGAAGCGATCGTCGAAGAGATTGCTCGGCTTCTCGATCGGCCGGAACTGACCAAGTTCATCACCTTTGCTACCTCTGCCCCGTCTCTGGGTGGCGACGAGAACACGGTTCGTCAGTCTCCGGTCACGACCCGAAACAACGTGCGTACTAACGTGCCGACTGGGGGAACTCCCGAGGCACGATCAAACATTCTTCAGCAGGTTCTATCTGGGGCTTCCCGGCCTCAGGTGAACGGGCAGCAGATGGCAGCAATGGCGAGGCCGGTTGCGTGATTAAGTACAGGATCAACGGGAAAGAGGTTACGGAACGAGTGTGGCGGCGCCGTAAGGGCGTGGGGTTCAAGCCGGGCCAGGTGTCGCTAGGGACGGTGGCCTACAGCGGTTCCAAGCCCTTGGAGTCGCTTGCTCTTTCCTGCCATCCCGATCAGGTGGCGGAATACAACGAGGCCGCAAGGAAAGAGGGTTTGACGGGCATCAGTTGGGATGCCCGAGGGCGTTGTTCGATTACGAGTCGGGGAGACCGGAAGGCTTGGTTACGGGTTCAAGGGTTGCACGATAACGAGGGTGGTTATGGCGACTGAGTTGGCGGATACCGCGACAAAGGAAGACATCGACAAGTTCGTCGAAGAGATCATGACGCGCGACCAGAAGACTCCTCCTGAGGAAGAGGCGAAGGAGGAGAAGGTCGACGAGGCCCAAGACAAACCAAGCGAAGACAAGCCCGGCGATGAAACTCCCGCCGAGCAAGGTTCCGTCGGAGAGGACGCCGACGAAGACGAGGATGAAGAGGAATCGTCTGACCAAGAATGGCTGGACGACGATCTTCGTTCCGAGGTTTCCGCGTTGGGGATCAGCGAGCAGGAGCTTGCCGGGTTCTCCAACCGCGAAGAACTGGAGCGGGCGATGCGGTTTCTCGACCTCGGTGCCCTGAAGGCCGGCAAGGCTGGCAAGGAAACCGAGGAGAAGACCGAAACGGAAACGTCGACCGATTCAGAGGAAACGCCCCGAGGCAAGGACGGGCGGTTTGCTCCCAAAGAGTCGAAGGCGCCGAAGGAAGAGACCTACGCGGTCAAGCTGAGTGCCGACGAGTTCGACGAAGCGGTCGTCAACGAGTTCAAGGGTCTTCACTCTCATGTTGAGCGTGAACTGAAGTCCCTCAAGGACGAGTTGACTCGCCTGGTCGAAAGCGAACGGCAGAGGGCCGCGGAGGTTCTTGAAACGCAGTTCGACGCGATTGTCGATTCCCTCGGCCATGCCGACCTGTTCGGTGTGACCGGGAAGGAGTCGGAGAAACAGTTGGAGAACCGTCAAAAACTCTTCGATTCCAGCCACGTCATGCTTGCTGGGTTGGAGAGACTCGGGCGTCAAGGGCGTTGGGATAAGGGGTTGATCTCCCGTGCTCTGCGCGTGGAGTTTGCCGACCACCTGAGCAAGCAAGAACGAAAGAACCTGACTCGCAAACTAACGAAGCAATCCAACCTGCGGCAGGGCGGGGCCAATGGGAAACCGTCGGATCCCGAAGAAACGCTTGAAGAGTTCGCCAGCCGGCGAATCAAGGAACTGGAACGCAGTTAGTGCGGGTCCTACTCGTAAGGAGTTTCATAAATGGCTCTTGGACCTGAACAAATCGACGACCTTGTTGCGTCGATTCAGCAGAAATACGACGGCGCGCCGAGGAGTTGGCAAGACATCTCCATGCCGTTGCAGGAGTACTACTTCGCCTCTCGCCTGTTCGACCGTGCCAAGAAAGACGAGATCGTAGGCACGCTCTGCAAGTGGAAGATCGAGGTCCGCTACGCGGACAACTTCCAGGTCGTCGCCCTCTATCACCGCGATTCGTCCAGCCGCGTGAACGTGCTGGACGAGGGCGAGTTGAAGTGGGGCATGACCACCTGCAACTACCACTACGACATCGACGAAGACGTTTTCCGGCAGGGCGGTCAAGCGATCGTCGATTACGTCAAGCTCCGCGAGGACGGCCTGATGAAGTCGTTCTTCGCCGGGATGGAAGACCTGATGTTCGGCACGGGTCCGACCAGTCCGACCCAGAGTCCTTTCCCGCCGGTTTCGCTGTTGTGGTGGATTCAGGCCAGCGCGACCGAAGGCTTCAACGGTGCCGAACCGAGCGGATTCGAGTCGGTGGGCACGGGCGGTATCGACACGACCGACTACGCCCAGTGGAAGAATCGGACGTTTGCCTACACCCAGTTCACCCGCGACGACGCCATCGAGAAGGTCGTTAACTCGATGGATCTCTGCGATTTCAAACCGCCGGTCCAGCGGAACGACATTGTTGACCAGACCGGCCCCAACTGGGAACTCCTCACAACCCACAGTCGCGTTGCCGCGGCCCGGAAGCTCCTGCAAGCGGGCAACGACAACATCGGTGACGACCTCGCCGCCCACAGCGGTACGGTCTACATCCGAGGTGTCCCGATGGTTTGGGTCCCCGCTTGGACGAACTCCAGTTCCATCAACGCCCGGACGGATGGTGTCATCCTCGGCGTGAACTGGAAGACGTTCAAGTGGAAGTACTGCGCGGGCCGTAACAGGCGGAAGCACGCGCCGTTCCCGCACCCGGAAATGAGCAACGTCCGTATCCGCAAAATGGAGGACGCCGGCCAGGTTGTGTGCTTCAACCGCCGAGCCAACTTCCGCGGCTACTCGACGGTGACGATCACCGAAACCACCTGAGCGACCTGAACCCGTTAGGGGCAGTTTCCTAGAGAACACGCAAGTCAAGGAGTTTTCGAGATGATTACCAGTTGGGACGAACTTGACGGCTATGGGCTTTCCGGCCGTCTTTGGAGGAAGTTGGCCGAACCGAACGGCCGTGGCTTCCAACCTTCGGGCAACCAGATCATTGGCTTCTTCGACGACTTCATGTCGTTCCAGGCCAATACGCTGGACGGCCCGTACTTGATCCTTGAAGGTGCCAACGCCTCGGTTGAGCAAGTCAACTGCACCGGGCTTTCCGCTACCGGCGGATTGGGACTGGTTCAGTTGACGACGACCGGTGCCGGTTCCGGTGGCGCCAACGAGGAAGCGGTCTTGCAGTGGGGCCGCGGCCTGTGCGCCCCGTTTAAGTTGGCCGACAAGGACCTTGCCTTCGAGGCTCGGCTGTTCATCAGCGAGACCACGGCGAGCAAGTGGTCGCTCGGCGTCGGTTTGGGCGAGGTCGGCATGGGAGCTACCGACTGCCTGTTCGTGGATACCACGGGTGCCCTGGCCGACAAGAACTTCTGCGGCTTCGTCAAGTTGTATGCGGAAGAGACGGACGTCGACTGCGCGTACAAGGCCGACGGTCAGACGTACCAGGACGGTGCGACCAAGACCAAACTGAACGCGGTCCATACCCTCGTGGATGGCACGTTCGTCAAGGTCGGCTTCCGCTACGTGGCGTGCCCGAAGCAGTTGGAGTTCTACGTCAACGGCGTTCTGGCGATTGGAACCGGCGGCAACGCCACTCTGACCGCAACGGAACTGGACGCTGCCACGTTCCCCGATGATGTCTTCATGGCGCCGATTATCGGCCTGAAGGACGTTGCCGGCGACGACAGCGTTTACGTGCAACTGGATTGGTGGGCCTGCGCCCAAGCGATCTGACCTTCTCGTCTCGCGGCCCCCGGGGTTCCTGCGCTGCCCCGGGGGCCTCTGGCTAGGAGTTCGATATGTCCAGCGGATCTCCTTCTCCTTCTTCCTCAGTGGCTCCCGCCTCAATGGCAATCTCCTACTCCGACCTCAAGGAGCGGGTAGGTCGCCATCTGTTTGGGATCCGAACTGGGTTTTCTGCCGATCAGTTGGACGACATCAATGATTGCATCAAGGACGGGCTGCTAGCGGTCTATGGGGCTTATCAGTGGTCGTTCTTGCGTCCCTTGGAAACGATCGTCACGGCAGCAGACGATTCGACCTACGAACTGGCAGCCGACTGTGACTCGATCGAGGGCGGGGTTTTGACCTTCGCTGCTGAGGAAGGGGAAGGCTACCCGCCGGTCCAGGTCGTTGCGGAAGTGGAGGTCAGGAGACGACGGCAAGAGTGCGACGATACGGGAGTGCCTCGACTGGCGGCTTTACTGACTGACGTATTCGACCCGGAGGCTGGGTCGTCCAAGTCAATCGTTCTCTATCCGACACCGGACGGCATCTACAACCTAACGGTCCCGATGCGTCTTCGGCCGACGATGATCGACGACAATCATCCGTACCCGATCGGCGGCGAGGTCATGTCTGCGGTCATTTTGGAGTCTTGCTTGGCCGCGGCAGAGCGAAACTACGACGAGAAGCCGGGGATTCACAACGAGATGTTCGCCCGGCTATTGGAACAGACGATCGATGCCGACAAGAGCGACACGACTCCGAGGCAACTGGGGCAGACGGTGAAGGACGACGGAACGGAGTGGCTTCCTCGGACGAATCTGATGGGCGCAGTCACGATTAACGGGGTGACGATGTAATGGCAATCCTTCTGGATCGTACCAAGAACGAGTACCTGTCGGCGGCTAGCGTTCCTGTCACTGTCACGCCGCTGACAGCGGCCATGTGGGTGTACCCGCTCGACAACAGCATGTACTACAAGTCGGCGTTCTCGCTGATGGATGGGTCGGGGAACGGGTACATTCTCCAACTCACCATGGACCCGCCCTACGATGTGAAGGGGTTTGGCTGGAATAGCACGACTGGTGCGATTGCCAGCACGGTAACGCCATACGCGATCAACGCATGGAACCACGTCGCGGTACGAATCAACGCCGTCACACCGACCATCTACAAGCTCGAAGAGACGGACGCGACGTTCAGCCACGATGCCGACTGGGCCAACTACGATTCGACGGACTTCAGCGGAGGCCATTGCCACTACGCTTTGACGGGGACCGGAACCAAAAAGGCCCGCTGGACGCTGACGCTTGCTCCGGGGTCGTATCGTTTCTCGGCAACTTGGCCGGGTTGGCCCCATGCGACCGCTGCTCCATGGACGATCACGGACGGCGAAACGGAACTTCACTCCGACACCTACGATCAATCGGTAGTGCCATCAGACCGATTTGACCTGGGTTGCTGGTGGAAGGATTTTGGGACGTTCACGGTTTCGTACGGCGGTGTTGTTATCGAGGTTGCCGATGGGGCTACCGGGGTCACGGTGGCCGATGCAATTCGCGTTGAGCGAATCGGCGGAATCAAGTACACCGTGGAAGCGTTCCTGAACGGGACGTACATCGGTAAGACGCAGACCACCTTTACGGGCTTCACACCGACCACGTTCTATATCGGGTCGGATGGTTCTAGTCACTTCAACGGCAGGATCGCCAAGCCGTGCGTCTGGAACGTCGCATTGACCGATGACGAGATCAAGCAGTTAGTCGCCAAAAAGTCGCCCCCATCCATCCGTAACGGCTCGGTTGTCAGTTACCACAAGCTCGGTGCAAATCTCAACGCGAGTATCGGTGGGATCAACCTGACCTACAGCGGCGACGGTTCCGCCACGTATGCGGCTGATCCGCCCGACATGGAAACCATGTCGATCAGCGTGACGGATCGAACGCCCTGGTCGGCACCCGATGCTTCGGTCACGATCACGCCGACCGTCTATCACGAAGACGGAACGAGCATCACCATCACCTGCGACGACGGAGGCAACTGGACCGCCAAGACGAACACTTGGGCCGGGCCAACCTACGACTGGAGCGACGGCGGCACCATCAAAACCGTGACGTTCACGGCAGACGATGGGACCAACACGGCGGATCAGGCCGTGAATATCGCCGTGAGCCGCCCGTGGGATGACATCACGAGAAGTGCTAGTCCATTCATTGAACGCGGCGACAACAAGTGGAACACCTACAACACGGACTCGATCCTTTACGTCAAGGATGCTGCGATTTCGGGGACGTACTACGCCTTGGCTCAGGCGTGCGACACCAATGGATCGACCCTTCGTTATCTTGTTCTCTACACGTCCAGTGACCTCCTGACGTGGACGACGCACGCGACTAACCCGGCCATCTCGTACACCGCCGACACCTGGAAGGATCACTACCTCCTGCATCCGTGCATCATCAAGATGGATGTGTCGTCTTGGCGATGCTACTACAGCGGAGCCAACGCGGCGGGCACAACCGAAGGGATCGGTTACGCGACATCATCGGACTTGGTTGCGTGGACCGACTACGGTAGCAATCCCGTAACAGGCTTGAGCGGCAGCGGGACCAGTGCCCTGGCAGTGCCATGGGTGTTGAAGATTGACAGCACCTACCATCTCTGGGCCACGCAAAGAACAAGTCCCACGACTATCGTTCATTTCACGTCCAGCGATTGCGACACCTGGACACCGGCCGGAACCCTGCCGATACCGATGGAATCCGGGCTTGGCGTACTCGACCCTTACGTGTATCTGAACGATGCCGGTTTCTACGAAATGATGTTTAGCTATGGCCGGTACGTTGTTTCAGACAGCGGAACACCGCCTGAGTATGATCGCGTCAATCAAGCCATCGGTTACGCACTTTCCACCGATGGAGTGAACTGGAATTACTACAGCGGCTTCGCATTGAGTGCCAAGGGTGCCCTTTCTGCCATCGACGCCTACCAGGGCGACCCGGCAGTGGTTGAGGACGGAGACGGCAACGTACTTCTGAACTACTGCGCGGGAGAGGGATACAAGTCTCCCGAGTACGTCTACGGCAACGCCTTTTTGGCGGAACTGGAAGCCCCTGTTGAATCCCCTTCCCCCAGTTCAAGCCCGTCGCCTTCTCCAAGTCCTAGTCCTTCACCGTCTCTTAGTTCAAGTGCTTCGTCTCTCTCTCCGTCTTCTTCTGTTGCTTCTCTGTCGCTTAGTTCTTCCAGCGCACCGGAGCCGGTCCCTGCCAATACCAATTCCGTCTACCGACTAATGATTCTCATGTAAGGAGTCCTCCCGTGGGTCTTACCCGACATAGTGACGACCTGTCCCTGGCGCTGACGAACTCTGCGACGACAACTGCCGTCCTGGACTTCCGAGGATGGATCTGCGGGAGGGTAATGATTCCAGTGGGGTCCTCGATTACCAGTTTGACTTGGTACGAGTCTGATGACGTTGGGGGAACCTACGTCGCTGCCTACGACGACAGTTCGCCTCCTGCCGCCGTTACTCAGACTGTTTCGGCTGGCAAAGGCTACCCGATACCGACCATCCTTGCCGGTGCCCGTGCGTTGAAAATCGTCGCGGACGCTTCCGGCAACGTCACCGTTTCGTTAAAAGGCTAGTCCATTTCCTCGGCCTTCGGGCTGTCCCTCTCTCTTAGGAGTGTCCCTATGGACCCCAGAAGCGCGCCTTACAAGATGTTTCAGTCTGGGTACAAGATGTTGGACCCGGGCGATGCTGCGACGATCTACGTGGATCGTCAGTTTGCAGTAGTCCCGCTTGTTAGTGCGGGTACGGAGAGCAGAACACTCGCCGCTCCAACCAAGGCCGGCATCTTCGTCATGCTGGTACATGACACGGACGGCGGGTCCGTCGCTGTGACCATTACGGGCGGCTACAACAAACTCGGGTACACGATTGCCATCGCCTACGACGCTGGCGACTACCTGCTTCTTCACTCCATCAAGGTCGGTGCCACCTACCGATGGCAGGTTGTGGCCTGCAACGGGTTCATCGGCCCTGCCGAAGAAGCGTTGGTTATGACTGGCAACGGTTACTACACCGGCACCAGTCTAATGGAGATGTGGGAATATTGCCCGTCGCCTGCCGATCCTCGGTACGACTCGCTCGTTCATCAATACTTCAATGACTTCCGTGCGTTGGCTGCGGACTACGATGTCACGAACGAGTGGACCCTGACCGAAGACGATGCAGCCTGCACTCAGGCGTTGTCTGCCGATGCGGTGTGCGGGGAGTTGCTGCTGACCAACAAGGCGACGACGGACGACAACGGACAGCAGATCAACTTGCAACAAGAGTCATTCAAGCTCGTCTCGGGCAAGAAACTCTGGTTTGAGGCCCGATTCAAGACCGCTGCCGGTGCAACGCAGATTGATTGGGCGGTCGGCTTGATCGAGGCTGAGGATATTACTGGCGTTGCCGACAACATGCCGGATAACGGCATCGTCTTCAAGAAGGACGACGGCGATACCAATATCGACATCGCAGCGTGTGACGGTGGAACTAACACCGAGGGGGCGGCGCTGGGAACGTGGAACACCAGCTACCATATCCTCGGTTTCTATTGGAATGGTGGTGCGACTGGTGCAGGGACGATTACGCCCTACATCGACGGAACGGCGGGCACTGCCATTACCGGCATCACCTACGCAACCATGGCCGAACTGGCTCCGGTCTTCATGGTGCGAAACGGGGACGCGACGACAACCCAAACCATGACCGTTGATTACGTCAAGGTCGTCCAGATGCGTTGAGGTCGTTATGGCAGGCGACCGAAGCGTCGATCTTCAATACCCGCTCGGCGGCATTGTTCGCCGGGCGGGCTATTCCGTTCCGGTAGGGCGACCTCCGTTCCCTACTCCGTGGGCGGTGAACGTTCGCCCTCAAGATCCGTTCGTTTCCAGGTTGCGCGGCGGGTCGAGGCCAGGACTGACGCTGTATTCCGATGCAAACCTGGGAGGGTCCGTCTCGGCATTGCTGTCGGTTCCTATTGCCGACTCCTCGGGTGCCGAGACGGTACTTGCTTACTTCTCGTCGGGGACACTAGGGACGGTCGATCCAACGTACATTTCGTCTGACAGCAGCCCATCTCCTGCAAGCGGATCGTCCGTTGGGTCTCTTTCTAGCGTCTCTGGGGTGTCTGCAAGTTCTTCTGCAAGTGTTCCTGGGGGTACGGAACTCGATGCGGGGCTGCTGACAGAAGCGGGAGAAGGGATCACTACTGAGGGTGGGGATGCAATAACTGCTGGAACCGGGAGTGCGCCATCATCATGCTCTCTGGCCGTTCGGGGGAAGGTACTGTTTGGGGTAGCTACGACGGGGATAACCTCGCTCAATTTGTCCACGGGGCAAATCGACGCTGTGACCGCTTCAGCGGGGACGGTCCCAACAGGAAACATTGCGTGTTTCTACCGGGATCGGCTGGTAGTAATCGGAAGCGACAACATCATCTACCTGTCTCGGCAAGGCGACCCAACAGATTGGGACTATGGGGACGTTCTGGACGACTCAGGCAGAGCGGTAGCCCTACAACTGAGTGAAGCAAGCGAGATTGGGGTCGTTCCTACGGCCGTTATCGCTCACAAGGACGCCGCCTTACTCATTGGAACCACCTACGGCCTGTGGGTCCTTGAAGGCGACCCGGCTTCAAGTGGATCGCTCCGATGCGTTTCTCGGTCGGTGGGAATCCATTCGTCTACAGCTTGGTGCAAGGTCGATGACGACATTGTTTTCCTTGCTGCTGATGGGCTTTACAAGGTAGCACCGAACGGAGACGGACTGGAGAGTCTTACGGACGAGCGGATTCCCTCGGATCTGACCGGGATTCCGTCTACGACCCGGGTTCGTCTAGGCTACTCGCACACCGAGAAGGGCGTTTACATCTTTCTGAAGGACGTATCTTCTGTCCGGTCGCAATGGTTCTTTTCCATTGACCCAGCCGGGTTCTGGCGGGACGAGTACGACACCGATCATTTCCCCTTGGCTCTCTGCCAGCATCAGGGCAAGTTGGTCTTGTGCGGGGAGGATGGGTATCTGCGGTACGTCGGGGGTACGGACGATGATGCAGTGTCCATTGAGAGTCACGTTGTCCTAGGTCCCATTCCTGGGATCTCTTCTGAGTCGCACGGGCGGCTTCTCAGCCTGATCGGGACGACTGCTACCGGGTCGGGTACGGTCTACTGGAGGATCGTCACAGGTATTTCTGCCCAATCTGCCGCGGATCAGGCGAAGGCAGCGATAGAGAAGTATCAGACGGGTGGGGATTACACAGCCGACGTTGCGGCTACAGGGACGTTGACTGCTGGCAGAAATCATATCTCCTACCCTCGTATACGAGCCGCTTGGTTTTGCATCTGGTTGGAGTCTACGGCACGGTGGGCGTTTGAGCGCATGGCTCTGGAGTTCGTTCAATCCGGGAGGTTGCGGTAATGGTGGTGAAGATTAGCGACCTGTCGGCAGTCTCCACGCCTCTGGCGGGAACTGAGATCATCGCCTGCGTCCAGACGACGACGAAGAAGGTTACGACGGCCCAACTGGCTGCCTACACAATCGACGTGCTTCAGGCTGCCTCTGCGGCTACACCGACTACCGGGGACTACATCCTTTCCCTGCGGTCGGGGACCGAAAAGCTGTTCACCCTCGATGCCGTGGCGTCCTACGCTGTAGCCTCTGGGTGGTCGGTTGCTACGGAGGCTGACCCTGCCGTCACCGGGGACATGCTGCTGTTGCAGCGGTCGGGCACGGTCTACAAGGTGGACGTAGATACGATCTCTGCCTACGTTCTGAGTGGCATCCAGGCCACAGTGCTGGACATTTCGGGCCTGACTACGGCCACCCTGACCGATGCTGACGAGTACCTAGTCTGCCAGTCCGGTGCTGGGAAGAAGATCGC